ATAGATTGAGCGCCATATCCCGGCATTATTGCAGTGCTGGGACGTATCTGTGCTATGCCAACTTCATCCAAAGATCCCCTAGCCGTTGGATCGCCACCACTCTCTTGAGCTATAAGAGCTTTTAGCCCAGCTACTGTTGGTGTTCCGTCAGGATTAAAAAATGCACCTATGTTGGCCCTTACTACGCCGCCCTCTGCGAATGCCCTATCTTGTCGTTGAGCTAGACCTAACTCAGAGGTTGGGACCATCATGTTAGAAAATCGTGGACCACCTTTACCACCTCGCCTTATTGGGAATGCAGGAAGCACGGCTGGCCTTGCCGAAAAACCGGGCTGCCGCATAAAGGGTGGTATTCTACCCATGAAATCTTGAGTAGGTCTTGCAATCTCATAAGGTGGTCGGGAGAGGTCTGCAATACCGCCTTGCAACGGACCACTTACGTCTACTCCGAAACGATCTTGGGCCATGCCCTCGACCTCATCAAGGAACGGCTCAACACCCTCTGAAACTTTGCCAGAAAGCTCCTGACCAAACTGAGCCAAGCCACCAGAGCGCATAGGAATAGCGTCATCGGTGGGGGCTGGCATGGTTTGTGGGCGCATTGATTGCGGCATGACAGAGCCGATACCACCTTCAGCAACTGCTGCCTGTGGTGCCATGGCCTCAGACATGCCCATAATGCCGCTCTGAGGTACACCAGCGGCTGCTATGGCCTCTTCAGCTACCGTAGGTTGGTTTGCAGCCTCACGCTTCATAAAGTCGTCACGGACGCGCTTACGACGCTTGATCTCACTCAATACAAGAAACTGAGGCGCAGACCCAGATGGCATCTGCATCTCTGAAATAAGCTGTTGCTCTGAGAAGTTCTTTAGCTGGTCTTGTACATCAATTATGTTCATTACTGGCCAAGCCCCTTATACAGACCAAGAGCAGATATACCCGTGCCTAGAAGCTGTTGAATCGGGTTGTATGCTTGCATGGTGGTTGTTTCTGTCGAAGGCTGCACAGGAACGCCGCGCAGAACTGAAGACAGGAACTGTAGCTGCTCTCTTGGATAATCTCGCTGCCGGACAAAATCTTGATACGCAAGATCTAGACCAGCCTGATCTCTGCCAGTGACATCCTTGCCTATTTGCTCAAGCAAACGAGCAGACTCAATGTCGCCTTCTCGTGCCAGCCTACCAAGGTCAGCAAGGCCACGAGCCTGACCGCCAGCCAATTCAGCAGCGCCAAGACCTAGTCTTTCTGCATCTGCTCTGGCTGCCCTGTCTCGCTCAAACTGTCCTTGTGCCTCTTGAAATGCCTGTTGCTGCCCCGAAGCCTGTATTTCTGCGAGTTGCCTGTTAAGAGCCTCTCCCGCCATTCCCTCTTGGACTGCGGCTCTGCTGCCGCCAAACGCGCCTTGCCCAACAGCTTCTGCGGCTCTACCCGCCCCCGCCCTTTGAGCGTCCAGAATAGCTCGTTCTTTTTGGACATCTACCACCTGTTGCATGTAAGGGGACATATACTGTGCCGCCGCGTCAGAATCGAACTGACCAGCCTGATAGCCCATACCCTGAAGAGCGCGGCCAATACCAGCGGTTGTTGCGCCTTGCGCCATGGGAAGGCCAGCTATGCCAGACCCCGCTATGCCACGCGCTTTTTCTCTGGCGTCTAGCGTATCTTGAGCCTCTCCAGCCAGACGCTGCCCCTGATAAGCCTCATAGTCACGCAGAGACTCACCTTCTGTACGGTCAAGAAGGCGCTCAAAATATGGTCTGACATATTTAGGCAAATTAGACTGAATGACAGTCTGATCCGCTGGTGTTTGTTGCTTACCCTTACCCATTACCTAGCTCCATCCTGTAGGCTATGTATTCAGGCTGCCATCCGTACCTCTGTAGGATTCTGCCCCATGCTTTTCTCCCATATCCCTCTAGGTGCTTACACCCGCAGTCTGTTGCATAATCTTGCAACGTGCTGAGTGCCATAGGCAACCACTTCCTCATCTGAGTGCCGCCGACCCAATCAAGAGCCATGGCCCTTCTTCCGGGGTATTCCATAACCCGGCTTGTTATAGCGGCAACAACCTCTCTGCCATCCATAATTAGCCAAAGCACCAATATACCCTCTTTCAAATCCTTTTTTAGGTCTTCTATCTCAAACTTACCAGAGGATGTAGCAACAGAGTCTTTCAAAACCTTTGTTACATCATCCCAAACAATGTCCACCCCTTCCATGGGGACGGCTGTGATCATCATGCTGGCAGCATCATATCCTGTGGAACTTGGTCAGGCTGCTCTGACATGCCTGTCCTCATTTCTCTAACTCTGTCCATCATCTCATAGAGGGATTTCGCGCCAGCGTCAGTCGATCCGTTGCCCAACCCGCTAACCACATCCGCAGGAACAATAAACTCTCCATCAGATAGGACAACATCTTGCTCTCCTTCAAGCGTGGCTGGAATCATATCGTCCATGCCATCTCCAATGCCCTCTATCATACCCTCTGTGGTCTGTGCGTTGTCATCAAACTCGCCACTGCGTACACGACCAACCAAGTCTTTGAGAGCCTCTTCGCCATATGAAGAGACAAACATAGCCAACGCCCTCTCTGGCTCTGGGCTTGAACCCTTAATGGCGTCAACAGCATTGTTGATGATCTCTTTGTCGTTAGGCTTTGACACCTCGCCACCTTCTGCATAGGTAAAGTACGGCATCTCTGGGTCAATGCCGGGCCTGTAGCCGGGAAGTATTGGGTTTCTCTTGCGCGTTGCTTTGTCTGCTTCAGGGATATCAGGGTAATCATCTGAGGGCATATCCAGACCCTGTGGCTTCATTCCCTCAAGCAAGCCTGTTGTACCTACAGCACTTAAAGCATACGGGTTAGTTGCAGCCTCTTTGAGGCCAGCAAGGCCAGTGCTTTGGATATTAGCTCCAGCAGGAGACTTAAAGAAATCAGTAAATGTGCCGCCTGTAGTTGACGCAGCAGTGGATGCGGGGACCGTAGCAGAAAGATTTGAAATAGACGGAACCCCACCAACAGGAACGGATTGCAGGGCGGTGCCAGTGGTAGACCCTGCTGTAAATGGAGTTGCAACCGTGGCGGCATCAGCGCCCACCGCAGCGGGGCCAGATCCACCGCCGAACATGCCGCCAAGAGCCTTACCACCAAAATAGGACATCATTCCTGTCCCTATGGCTGTGCCAAGATCGTCGCCTTGAGCCAATGACCCCAAGCCAGAGCCAAGAGCGCCGTACAAAAGAGCGTTAGCCCCCAAGCTACCTGCTAATGCAGAACCTCCCAATCCTAATAACAGTGGTAAAGCCATGATTACACCTCTGAATCAGCTAAAGCCCGCATCCTTGCTACTAACCTTCTAGCACGATTTGGGACTTGCGTATACCATCTGGAATCGACCATCTCGTCGGCGGCCCTGTTCCAATCTTTTGCGTAAACTCCCGATTTCATACCCTTGAATTTTGAGAGACGCGGTCTGCCCATATTAAACATCATATTTGCCAATATTCTTTGGCACTCTTCGGGGTAATCATCAAACCCATCAAAAAGAATTTTGCAGTCTTCTATGGTAACTGCAATATCTAAACTAAACCTCTGACGCACACGCTCTTCACTCACTGGTGTGCCTACAGGCTGTCCATATTCAGGGTCGCTTTCTTTGACTAGAGCGCCAATTCCGAATGTTGGCAGACCAAGATGATCCAAATACACTTCGTATTTGCATCCTTCGTCCTCAGCTATTTCTTCTCGTAGCTTGTCTTTGTTCATTTTGTAAGCCCTTTGACCTTTTCTACGGTTCTCAAACCGCCCAAACCGAGCATACCAAGAAGAACAGTCATTAAGCTGTCCATGTCAAACGTAGGAAGCTCTGGCGGCTCCATGCCAGCATATGCGAATCCAAACATAGTAACCGGCGCTAGTACAAAGTGCCATATCATGGCAACCGCTAGGCCCCAACCAAGGAATGGCCGCCAACCCGCGACGAATACAGACCTATGTTGCGCCTCTGCCTTGTTGATCTCTATCTGACCCATATTGGCTTCGTGCATCTGCCTTTCGGCCATGGTCGCTATTTCGTGAGCCAACTTGTTCTTCTGATCTTTGTCCTCTATGAACTTGTCCAGAATCCCTGTGACTGGTCCGATCAACGCCTGTAACATTGCTTCTTCTCCTGTTTATTTGTGCCTGTAAAGCCGTGGTCCTGTCATTCATGCTCCACATATCTACAGATCTCCCTTAGCTATTTCTTTGCTATCCAAGCGGTGGTTCCCATGTAAGCCCCAACTATACCTGCGCCTGAAATGTAAAATAATGACGAAATTTCTGAAAGCGCTTGTATCCTCTCTACTGAAACCCAAGGGGTGAACATGGCTGCTGTAAAAACCCCCATACCTATTAAGGTAAATCTTGCCATCCTGAGTTGAGCTAGGCTCTTCCTTAAATTTCTTTCCGTTTCTTTGATTTCCTTCGCATGTTCAAGCTCTTCATCGGTAACAACACCATCACCATCAATATCATATTGAGCATACTTACTCTGAGTTTGTAGTCTTTTGTTTCCCATAAGTAGTAATGCTTGGCCCCACATTAAAAGTTACCTGTAACTTTATGTTACAATTTTCACAGTACCGCTATCGTTGTAAAGAGCGCCGCTCTCCAACCCCGTTGCGCTAGTCGGAAGATTTGTAAGTGTTATCTTGGTTCCACGCATCTCACCGGGGTTTCTTTCCTGCGATATAAAAAGCTCTAAAGCCCTCAACAGGTCTGCCATATACTGCACAGAATACTCTTGCGGGGCTTCAGGAAGTCTTGGAGGGGCTATCTGATTAGAAGACATTACCTTCTGCCATCCTCTCTAGAGTCCACCCTTGGGCTTCCTAGCTGCCATTTAGCCCCAAGTGCATCAGACTCCACTCGTATAACGAAAGATCTGCCTCTAGATCTTAGAAACAACTGATTGGTGTAAAGCTCTACAGGGGACGATGCGGTTCTAGTCGCAACACCAGATGCCGTGTTGTCAAAGCTAGCGCCGGGGAAGTTGCGTGATTTAACAGTAAATGTTGCTTGTGGACTGCTTAGGTTGGTGGATCCTGTAAAGCTGAGATCAGGTATAACTCTGCTTATGTATGTAAACTTCTCGCCATCACCGATGTCCATAGCAGCAGACTCAATAAACGAGTTCATCGCGCTACCGTCATCATCGTACCCAAGCTCGTGATTATACAAATACTGACCGCCAGCCGCTACTGGGAAAGTTCTTGTCCCCCTGTCCAGCCAAGCTGTTCTTGATAGATCGCCAAAGTACCAGATGTCTTGGCCGTAATTATAAACAACATACTTGTCGTTATCCGATGAGTCAGCCGAAGGATAGAACCAGAATATCTCAGAAAACTCAGAATTAATTCCGGATACAACCTTTCCCGACTGTGCAAGGTTAAAATCTGAGAACACCTTTTCTTTCACGGTACACTGAAGCTGTTCAGTCTGACCAGCATATCTATAGAAATTATCTATACCCATCCAATAAACCACATCTTCTGTGGCTATGGCAGAGTTTGGACCCATAATTGTGATGTTAGACGAAAGCTGCTGTAGACCAAACGTGAACGGCGGACCGATAAATCTCATAGAAAAAAGAGCCGTGTCTGTCCATATCAACACCTCTCTTTTAGTCTCTACTGCTTGAACAAATGTAGAGCCAGAACCAAGACGCAAGCTCCCTGCTGTATTTGTGCTAGTGGGAAAGTAATCTATGGGGTTTTCCTGATCTGAAAACCTTATGAGAAGAGGGTCTTGAATCCCGTTGCCCTGTGTCACTCCTGAGTTAGCCCCAATATCATCACATCCAAATACAAGGACATGCCTATCCTGATCCGAAACAAGAACCTGCTTTGCAATCGTGGGAACGCTTGTCTTTGTCCCCGATAGAGTGGAAAGCTCTACCGCTCTAGTTGAGAGATTGTTTGTTCTGTCCCAATAAAATATGCCGCCGTCTCTTGGATTAATTATTAGGTCTTCACCAAAGTTGTCATGCGACCACAGCCTAATTTCAGTTATCGTGGTCAATCCATTAGGCTCTGCCGAACCCCATGTGCTTCGTCCCCATGTGCCTGCACCCCAACCAGTTCCTCCCACAACCGTATCAAGGCCCACGTTTATCTGATAAACAGCTACAGTATTGCTGCCCCCATTCGATGAATCTGACCCGGTCGCTGTAGCGCTTACATTTATCTTGTATGTGTTGGCATCTACAATCTGAGTAATTTGATGCTCTGCATTGAGGATGGTTGCAGTGATATTGCCGCCCAGAGAGGCTGCGCTTGAAAAGGTTACAAAATCATTTTCAACAGCACCGTGAGATGCGTCTGTAACGGTGATTATAGAGCTTCCGTTAGTTGCAGAGAATGTAGAGTCTCCCGCTCCAGTAGTGGACCTGATGGGAGTTATATCTGCAAATGCTTGCCCTTCTTCTATATAGTATTTTAGGTGCGTTCCTATGCCCAGATAGTTAGATCCATCTAGCGCTATCCAATTATGCAAAGCCCTTGCAGACCCCAGATATGTGGAAGATGCGTACTTTTGCCAGCCACCCATCTTTTCTGGATAGCCCATCCTGAATCTTATTTTGTCACAATTACGCCAGCCACCCTCATTAGAGTATGAGGTAACTTCCTGATTTACGCCGGGGCGAAATTGTAATTTTTGA